CTCATCAAGGGCTACGCGGCGAAATCCGGCAAGGCGGAGGATGAGATTGCCACCCTGATGGCGGCCGAGACCTGGTTTGATGCGTCTGAAGCCATCGACATGGGGCTCGCCGATACCATGGCCGCGCCGGTGAAGATGGCCGCGCGCTTCGATGTGAGCGGGTTCAGGAATGCGCCGGAAGCGATCGTTGTGGCGATGAAGGCGAAGGACGATCCCACTGCGGTCGAACCGGATCCGGAACCTGCCAACGGGTCCAATGCCGATCCGGAACCTGATCGCGCCGCCATCCGCACGGAAGCCATGGCCTACGCCAAGACCGTGGTCGATCTCTGCCGCCTTGCGGGTCAGCCGCAGATGGCCGCCGGCTTTCTCGAGGCGGAAATCAGTCTCGAGGATATCCGCAAGGCGCTGATCGATGCCCGCGCCGCGGCCGATCCCGACATCTCCGCCGCCCACCCGCAACCGGGGCCCGCGCCGCAGGCAAAGCCCTGGGGCGACGTCATCAACCGCACCTTCAAGCGCAAGGGATAAGTACAGATGCCCGTTCTTTCCGAGACCACCCACCCCGGCGGCTTCCTCGTCTGGGAGGCCTTCCGCGATTACACCCGCGAGGTCGTCACCATCGCCACCGGCGGCGCAAACCCGATCCTGCAGCCCGGCACGGTGCTGGGCAAGATCACGGCGACCGGCAAATACGCCGCTCACGATCCGGCCGCCACCGATGGCACCGAGACCGCCGTCGCCGTGCTCTGGGGCAAGGCCGATGCCACAGCGGCCGACGTGGAGGCGGTCGCGCTCCTGCGCGGCCCGGCCATCGTCAACGCCAACGATCTGGTCTTTGCCGGCACGCCAACCCAGCTCGAGATCGATGCCGCCCATACCGCGCTCGCCGCCGCCGGCATCCTGGTGCGCTGACACCTGACAAGCTGAAAGGACATTCCCATGCCCACCATGGACATCTTCGACACCGATGCCTTCTCGGTCATCGAACTCACCCGCGCGCTGGAAAACATCCCCTTCAAGCCCGCAACCCTCCCCGACGATATCAGCCGCGGCGCCCGTGGTGGTCCCGAGCGGCGCACCCAGATCGTCGAACTCGCCTCGGGCGACGAGGAGCGCAACGCCAGCTGGGCGAACTCACGCCGGCGCTACGATGTCGCCTACGGCATCCGCCGCGCCGACGACCTGGCGGCGGTTGTCGCCTTCTTCGAGGCACGGAACGGACGGCTTTTCGGCTTCCGCTTCAAGGACTGGGCAGATTGGAAGTCCTGCGCACCATCGCAGATGCCTTCGGCGACCGATCAGGTCATCGGCACAGGCGATGGCACGACGACGGCGTTTCAGCTGGTGAAGGCCTACGCGTCGGGCTCGCAGACCTGGACTCGAATCATCACTAAGCCCGTGGTCGGCACGGTGCGCGTCGCCAGCGATGGCGTCGAGCAGGCAAGCGGCTGGTCCGTTGATACAACCGCTGGCTTGGTGACTTTCGATGCGCCTCCAGGCGCAGACGCCACCATCACCGCCGGGTTCGAATTCGACGTGCCGGTTCGCTTCGACACTGACACGCTCGACGTCACCCTCGATATCGAGCGGCTCGGCTCGATCACCTCCATCCCGCTCCTGGAGATCCGGCGATGAACGACAATTCCGGTTTCGTCGCGACGGTGCTGCGCGATCTCGCCGCTTCCACCGCCGTGATCCTCGCCGCCTGGGGCGCGCTCGGCGGCGCCACCAACGCGCTGACAACGAAGATGCGCCTGCGCGACGCCCTGCGCCACATCCTGCTCGGCGGGCTGATTGCGGCCGGCATGGGGAGCCTCTCCATGGCCGTCGTTACCAGCTGGCTGGGTCTGCCGCCGCAGGCGATCCCCGCCGGTTCCGCCGCCGGTTCCGCCGCCTACCTGGTCGGTGTTTTCGGCCCGGCAGTGATTGAGCTGGTGCTCGCCCGGTTGCGCGATGCACGGGAGGGCCGCGATGACTGAACTCGTCCGTGTCCTGCGCGGCCTGCGGCGTCTGACCGACGACCCGCGTGATGCCTTCACCCACCGCCTGCGCATCGGCCTTGCGGTCGCCGCGCTGATCCTGATCCTCTCGCTACTCGGATAGTTCCATGCACATGACCGACCGGGGCCTGCTGGCCCTTGCCCGGCACGAGGGCATCGTGCCCGGGCCTTACCGCGATTCCGCCGGCACCTGGACCTTTGGCATCGGCCACACGGCCGCAGCCGGGCCACCCTATCCGGAAAAAATGCCGCGCGGGATGCCCCAGGACCCGGACGCCGGGATCCGGGAGGCGTTCCGGCTGTTCCGCGCCGATCTTGCGCGCTACGAGGCCGAAGTTGCACGCGCCGTGACCGTGCCGCTCGAGCCGCACGAGTTCAATGCGCTGGTCTCCTTCCACTTCAACACCGGCGGCATCCAGCGTGCCGCGCTGACCCGGCACCTGAACGCCGGCAATCGCGTTGCAGCCGCCGACGCGTTTCTCAACTGGCGCAAGCCCGCCTCGATCATTCCCCGCCGCGAGGCCGAGCGCGATCTGTTCCGTGATGGCCGCTATCCCACCGGCCCGATCCCGGTCTGGTCCGTGGATCGCGCTGGCCGGGTGGACTTCTCGCGGCCGGGCCGACGGCTCGCCGAAAGCGAAGCACTGGTGATGCTGCGCCCGTCGCCAGCACCGCCGGCACCCGCTTCCAAACCCTTCGCGCCGACCAGCTGGCTCGCCCGGTTGGTAGCAACCTTTAACCACCTGTCCAGAAGGAACTGATCCCCATGCGCTACATCCGACCCAATTCCTTGACCTGGTGGGCGGGACTGCTCGCCATTCTCACCGGCATCGCCTCCGTCGCGCTGCCCGCCACCGGGCCGCTCGCTGAACTTTCTCGCCTCGTCGCGCTGCTCGCTGGCTCGGGCGATGCGTCTCCGGCGGGGCTGATCTTTCTCGGTCTCGGCCTGATCGGTCTGCGCGACCGGATCGAGCGGGGGTTCCGGGGCGATGCTTGAGTTTCTGGCGGGGCTCATACTGGGCGGCTGCCTTGGAGTCTTCATTGTCGCCCTCTGTGTGGCCGCGGCGCGCGGGGAACGGGCCTATGGCTGATTTCCTGATCTGGCTGGTGGCCGCTCTGGGCACGGTTGGAGGCATTGTCCTCGGCCGGGTCTGGGGCCGAGTGGAAGGCAAACGCGCAGGCAAACGGGAGGCCGAACACGATGCATGGGAAGACACGATCGGGAAGGTCGAACGTGGTCGCGATGCGGTTCGCGACGGCCGCGGCGCTGGCGACCCTGCTGAGCGGTTGCGCCGCAACGACGGTGCCTGGTGATGCAGGGTGCATCTCCTATGCCGAGGCGCGGCTGGCCCGGCCACCTGCGGAAACCGTGGCTCAGGTGCCGCCCGCTTGGGCGCGCTGGCTCGCCGATCTCGATGACCGCATGACGGGAACCTGCCGATGAAATCCCTCTCGCCAGAACTGCAATCCCATCTCGACGAGGGCACCACGACGCTCGCCTGGTGCTGGCGCATCACCCGCGCCGACGGACAGGTGTTCGGCTTCACCGACCATGATCTCGCGCTTTCCTTCGACGGGACCAGCTTAGAGCCCGAGAGCGGCCTCAAAGCCTCCGAACTGCGCGCCTCAGGTGATCTCGCGGTGGATGCGCAGGATGCCGAAGGCGTGCTGCGCTCGGGCGTCATCACCGAAGCCGACATCGCCGCGGGGCTCTGGGACGGCGCGGCGGTAGAGGTCTGGCGGGTGAACTGGCAGGATACCAGCCAGCGCGTGCTGATGCGACGGGGCACCATCGGTGAGATCCGGCGCGGGCGGGTGGCCTTTACGGCCGAGATGCGGAGCCTTGCCCATGTACTGGATCAGCCGTTGGGGCGGAGTTTCCAGGCTGGCTGCGATGCGGTGCTGGGTGACGGGCGTTGCGGGATCGATCTGGAGAACCCGGCCTGGAAGGGCGCCGGCACGGTTGCCGGTCAGGCCATCGGCGCGTCGATCGGCGGCGGTCTCCTCGGCATTTCCGCCGCCACCATCGGCGGGGCGATCGGCACCATGGCCGGCTCCGTCGTCGACAGCTGGATCGTCGGCTCGCTCCAGCCCGACCAGCGCTACGAGGGTGCAAGGCTCGACAGCCTGCGGGTCACGTCCGCCACCGAAGGCACCACCATCCCGCGCCTCTTCGGCCGCATGCGTCTGGGTGGTAACATCATCTGGGCCACCGATTTCACCGAGCATGTCAGCACCACCACGCAGGGCGGCGGCAAGGGCGGCGGGCCGACGGTCACCACCACCGAATATTCCTACACGGCGTCCTTCGCTGTTGTGCTCTGCGAAGGCCCGATCACCGGCATCGGCCGCATCTGGGCCGACGGCGAGCTTCTGGACACCTCGACCGCCACCTGGCGCTGGTATCCCGGCGACGAGGTGCAGGCGGCCGACCCGTTCATTGCCGCGAAAATGGGGGCCGAGGGCGCGCCGGCCTATCGCGGCACGGCTTATGTGGTGTTCGAGGAACTCGACCTCACCTCCTTCGGCAACCGTATCCCGCAGCTTTCCTTCGAGGTGTTCCGGCCCTTGGCCGATCCCGACACCGCCGAAGGCGCGATACGCGCGGTCACGATGATCCCCGGCGCGGGCGAGTTCGTCTATGCCACCGAACCGGTGATGCGGGTGGAAGGCGCGAAGACCAAGCCCGAGAACGTGCATGCCGAGACCGACCGGGCGGATTTTCCAGTTTCGCTCGACCGGCTTGAGGCGCTGGCGCCGGGGGTCGAAAGCGTGAGCCTCGTGGTGAGCTGGTTCGGCAGCGACCTGCGCGCTGGCCATTGCGCCATCCGCCCCGGCGTCGAGACCGCGACCAAGACCACGACCCCGCAGGTTTGGCAGGTCAACGGCGCGGAGCGGGCCTCGGCGCATCTCGTCTCCACCGATGCCGAGGGGCGGCCCATTTACGGCGGCACGCCGAGCGACGCGGCGGTAGTGCAGGCGATCAAGGCGCTGAAGGCGCGCGGCTACCGCGTCACCTTCTATCCCTTTCTGCTGATGGATGTGCCCGAGGGCAATAGCCTGCCGAACCCATATTCCGACAACGCCGCCACCCTCGGCCAGCCGGCGCTGCCATGGCGCGGGCGGATCACCTGTTCGCCGGCGCCGGGTTACGCGGGCTCGGTCGATAAGACGGCCACGGCGGCCAGCCAGGTCGCGGCGTTCTTCGGCAATGCGCGGGTTTCGGACTTTGCCGTCTCTGGCGAGACCGTCGCCTGGACCGGTGGCAATGACTGGGGCTGGCGACGGATGATCCTGCATTATGCCCATCTCTGCGCGGCGGCCGGCGGAGTCGATGCCTTCCTGATCGGCTCCGAACTGCGCGGGCTGACCGGCATCCGCGACAGCGCCGCGACCTATCCGGCGGTCGCCGAGCTTCAGAGCCTCGCCGCCGATGTGCGCGCGATCCTCGGGGTCGGCACCGCGATCAGCTATGCGGCCGACTGGTCGGAATATTTCGGGCATCAGCCCGCCGATGGCTTGGGTGACGTGTTCTTCCATCTCGACCCGCTCTGGGCGGACGCGGAGATCGATTTCATTGGCATCGACAATTACATTCCGCTCTCGGACTGGCGCGATGGTTTCGAGCATCTGGACGCGCAGGCAGGCTGGCCCGCCATCTACGACCGCGCCTACCTGCAAACGAACATCACCGGGGGCGAGGGGTTCGACTGGTTCTATGCGAGCCAGGCGGACCGGACCAACCAGATCCGCACGCCGATCACCGACGGCGCCTATGGCAAGGACTGGGTGTTTCGCTACAAGGACCTGCGCGCCTGGTGGTCGAACCCGCATTTCGACCGCCCGGGCGGCGTTGAAAGCGCGACGCCCACCGATTGGGTGCCGGAAAGCAAGCGGATCCACTTCACGGAGTTCGGTTGTCCGGCCATCGACCGGGGCACGAACCAGCCCAACGTCTTCTACGACCCGAAGTCCTCGGAAAGCGCGGCGCCATACTTCTCGCGGGGCTGGCGGGACGATGCGATCCAGCGGGCCTATCTCGAGGCGACTGCGCTTTACTGGGCCGATCCGGCGAACAACCCGACCTCCACCGTGACCGGCCTGCCGATGGTCGACACGGGCGAATGCGCCGCCTGGACCTGGGACGCGCGCCCGCATCCGTTCTTCCCGGCGCTCACCGACGTCTGGTCGGACGGCGCCAACTGGCAGCATGGTCATTGGTTGACGGGACGTCTCGGCGCGGTGTCGCTGGCGGCGCTCGTCCGCCACCTCTGCCTTTCTGCCGGCATGGATACCGCGCAGATCGACGTCTCCGGCCTCTGGGGCGCGGTGGAAGGCCTGGTGATCCCGGCCATCGAAAGCCCACGCACCACGATTTCCATGCTGGCCAGGCACTTTGGCTTCGATGCGGTCGAGAGCGAGGGTGTGATCCGCTTCCGCATGCGCGGCACGGCCCCGGTCGCCACCATCACGCCTGGCGATCTCGTCGCTGGCGAGGCCGAGGACATCGAGCGCACCCGCAGCCAGGAGACCGAACTGCCCCAAGTCCTGCGCTGGAGCGTGGCGCGCGCCGACGAAGACTATGACGCGGCACTGGTCGAGGCCCGCCGCATCACCACCGGCGCGGTGCGGGTGACCGCCGAGAGTTTCCCCGTCGCCGTCGCCCCCGAAGAGGCCGAGCGCCGCTGCCGCCGCGCCCTGATGGAGACCTGGACCGCGCGCGAACGCGCCGCCTTCGCGCTACCACCTTCGCGCCTCGCGCTCGATTCGGGCGATGTGGTGATCTTCAGCGACGGCACGACTACCGAGTTCCGCCTCACCCGCATTGCCGATGGGCTCGCCCGCCGCATCGAGGCAACCCGGCGGGACCGCGAGGTCTACGATTTGCCGCCCGGGGCGCAGCGGGTGGCTGCCGTGGCCCGCTCCGTGCCGCTCGGCGCGCCGCAGGTGGCGATCCTCGATCTGCCGCAGCTCAACAGCGCCCATACGCCACCGCGCCCCTTGATCGCGGTCGACGCCGATCCCTGGCCGGGCACGGTTGCCGTTCTGCGCTCCCCCGAGACCTCGGGCTTTGCAAGCTTTGCCACAATCACCCGCCGCGCGCGGATCGGAACGCTTGTCACCGATCTTCCCACCGGACCTGTGTGGCGCTGGGACCGGGGCGCGGGTCTCGAGTTAGACCTGCCCTGGGGCCAACTCGGGAGCGTCACCGAGTTGCAGCTGTTCGCAGGCAGCAACGCCTTTGCCGTCGAAAGCGCGCCAGGCACATGGGAAATCCTGCAGGCCCGCGACGTGACGCTGGTCGCCCCAAGCCGCTATCGCCTGAGCACACTCCTGCGCGGCCAGCGCGGCACCGAACACGCCATCGGCAACCCCGCCCGGGCCGGGGCGCGGGTGGTGGTGCTGGATGCGGCTGTCACCGAACTACCCTTCACGGCCGGAGAAATCGGGCTGCCATGGAACCTCGCGGTGGGGCCGGCTACCCGTCCGGTCTCCGATCCGAGCTACATGACGCTGTCGCTCACGCCCGCGGGTGTGTCGCTCCGGCCCTTCGCGCCTGTGCTTCTGGGGGCGAAGGCCGAGCCGTCGGGGGACATAACCCTCACCTGGAACCGCCGCTCCCGCGACCCGGCCGCGGATAGCTGGGAAGCCACCGAGGTACCGCTCCTCGATCAGCCGGAAGCCTGGGAGATCGACGTTCTCGACGGCGGGACGGTGAAACGGACGCTGGCGGCGGGCACGGCTACGGTCACCTACAGCACCGCTGACCAGGTCGCCGACTGGGGCGCGACGCTGGCGCCGGGCACCACCCTGACCATCCGTGTGGCCCAACTCTCGCCATCGCTCGGTCGCGGCACCCCGGGCGAAACCACCCTGACGATCAAATGAGGCATCCATGACCACCCCGAACCTCGCGCTTCCTTACATCGCCGCCGCGCAGGCCCAGAAGCATGTCACCCACAACGAAGCCTTCGACCGTCTCGACGGGCTGGTGCAGCTTTCCGTGAAGGACCGGGATCTGGCTGCGCCTCCCACGAACCCCGCCGAGGGCGACCGCTACATCGTTGCCACGGGTGCCACCGGCGCATGGGCCGGCTGGGACGGGGACGTGGCGCTGTTTTCCGGAGGGGCGTGGCTGCGACTGTCCCCGCAAACAGGCTGGCGAGCCTGGGTCGAGGACGAGGCGGTTCTGCTGGTCTTCGGTGGCGCTGCCTGGATCGGCGTCACGCCGAACGCGTTGCAGAACCTGACCCGGCTGGGCCTCGGCACCACCGCCGACGCCGTCAACCCATTCTCGGCCAAGCTGAACGGGGCGCTCTGGACGGCGAAAACGGTGGCCGAGGGCGGCACCGGCGATCTCCTCTACACCATGAACAAGGAGGCGGCCGGAGACGATCTCGGTCTGACCCTCCAGACCGGCTTTGTGACCAAGGCGCTGATGGGTCTCTTCGGCTCTGACAGGTTCCGCCTCGCGGTCTCGGCCGATGGCAGCATCTTCTTCGACGTGCTCAGCGTCGACAACACCACCGGAATCGTCGACCAGCCCCGGCTGCCGCGGTTCAAGGCCCACACCAACTACGACAACTACGTCGGCGTCGGGACCTGGACGAAGATTGGCATCAACAACACCGACTACAACGACCAGGGAGCCTTCGATGCCACCAACAACCATTTCGTGGCCCCGGTTGACGGCACCTACCTCTTTGGCACTACGCTGCTCTACAAGGTCAATGCCAGCACCTCGGCCCGAATGCGCGGGCGGCTCGTGCTGAACGGCGCCACCGAAATCCGGGGTTCCTTCGGCGAAGTCTCCAGCTCCCACAAATCGCTCGCCACCGCGCTGTGGCTGCAGACCATGGTGCCGCTGAGCGCCGGCGACACCGTCGAGCTGCAGGGGTATTTCCGCGCGGCGGACGGGTTTTTCGCGGCGGATCATACGTCGTTCTGGGGGGCGAAGGTGGGGTGAGGGGGCTTTGCGGTGTGACAATCTGCTGCATCTTGGTTGTCTGAAACCGTTATCCCGCCATACTTGGCTTTCCAGTTGTAGAATGTGCCTTTCGACCTACGTGCCTGCGGCACAGATTGGCGCACCTTGCTCCAACCTCATGCTCGGCCAAAATGCCGATGATCTGCTTTTCAGAATACAGATTCCTCGTTTTCGGCATGAAAGACACTCTCCTTAATCAGGAAAAAGTGCACCAAACCGGGGGAACTCCTCCTGCCAGCATTCCGAGGTTTGTTAGATGTTCCCGAACAATAGTGTCATAGGCATGCGGTCGCGAGTTTGGCCAAGGCATAGACCGCGAAACATGTGTTCCCGCTCACAGGGCCGGGGAATGACGAGGCATCAACGACTTTCAAGCCGACAACGCCTTTAACTGAAAAGTCAGGTTCCAAGACCGAGTTGACGTCCTCCAACGCGCCCAGACGGCAAGTTCCCATAGGGTGATAGACAGTCTTCGCGAACCTACGGATATGCTCTTTGAATGCCTCGCGATCTCGCACAGCCGAGCCTGGTAACGCCTCTTCCCGAATTAGACCCTTCAAGGGTTCGTGATCAAATATCGTCCGTAGGCGTTCCAGCGCCGAAACGAGAGTATCCAGATCCGCCTCATCCGACAGGAAACCCGTACGAATCTTGGGAAGCGCTTGTGCGTCGCGGGATGACAGCCGTACACTCCCACGCGACTTTGGATGCAGCAGACATGCGTTGATCGTAAGGCCCGGACCGGGTGCAACATCTTTTATATCTTTGTCGAGATAAATCCCGGGCACCGAAAAGATTTGAATATCTGGGCGATCTGCATCGCCTGTTGTACTCATGAAACCCCCGGACTCGACTCCATTCGACGCGGCAGGCCCAGTGCCGAAGGCCAGATACTGGATGCCGGCGAGCCAGCTGCGCCAACCAGTATCGACACCGAAATATCCCATATGCTTTTTGGTGTAGGCCGCGATGGGGGCTTCACAATGGCGTTGTTGCAGAAAGGCGGCCTGAGGCGTGAGTGCCCCTTTCCCGTTCAGGCTCAGGCGACGCGGACGACCTCGGCGGTGCCGAGCGCGTTGAAGCGATTGATAAGAGCGACC